CCGGGTCGCGGGGCTTCTCGAAAGCTTCGATCTCGTCGGCGCGGACCTGCCGGATTTCTCGGGCTGCAAGGATATCCTCGGGTTTCCAGCGCGCCAGCGCGGGCAGCATGTGGGCGGGATAGCCGTCGAAATGGACATAGACATGCGCCCATTCCTCGGGGCGCATCTGGATGGCGATCTGCGCGCGAGTGCTCATGGTGCAGCCTCAGATCAGCTGAAGATCGACCAGCACCGCGCTGGCAGCGGCCAGTTGCGCGGTCGGCAGGTCGATCTTCAGGTGCGAGAACAGGTCCGAACAATCGGCATTGATCCCGCCTTCACGCAGCGCGGCTTCAACGACCTCGGCCACCACGCTGGGGCGGCTGCGGTCGAGATGGTCGGGCAGTGTGGCGATGTCGATGCGGATCGTGGTGGTTGCCATGGTCATGACTCGTCCCTCCTTCAGCGATGGGTGGCTGCGGCCAACATGGCCTTGGAACCAGCGATGCGCCCGGCCTCGTAGGCTGCTTCCAGCGCGCTGCGGATCGCCCAGACGGCGACATCGTGGAAATCGAGGCCGTCGCTGTTGCGGGTTTCCAGCGTCTCGATGTTGGGGAAATGTCTCTGCGCAATCTCCAGCAGGAGGGCGTCTGGGGCGGGTTTGGTCTTGAGGGTCATGGCGTTTTCTCCGGGTCGGGTGCGTTGGTGCAAGATCACGTTCCCTCTGTTTGCGACGCTTTTCAACTTCATAAGCGCATGTTTTTGAATGACAATCGGAGCTGCCAATGCAGGGCGTGAGCGAGCGCCAGTATGCCGCGCATGTCGGGCTGTCGCGGGGCGCGATCCAGAAGGCGAAGACTGCCGAACGGCTGGTGCTGTTTGCCGATGGCAGCATCGATGCCGGGGCCAGCGATGTGCGCCGGGCGGAAACGACCGATCCGTCGAAGACCAGGAAACCGCCCGAACCGAAGCTGAAGCCGGTTTCCGAGGCCGCCGTTGCCGCCGTCGGCGACACCCTGCGCGAACAGGGTCTGGCGGTGCCTGCGGTGGGCGGGGGCACGACCTACCTGCAGGCGAAAACCGCCAATGAGGTGCTGAAGGCGCAGGAGCGGCGGATCCGGTTGCAAAAGCTGAAGGGGGAGCTGATCGAGCGGGCCCGGGCGCTGTCGCTGGTGTTCCGGCTGGCGCGGGAGGTGCGGGACGCATGGGTGAACTGGCCCGCGCGCTCGTCTGCGCTGATGGCAGCGGAACTGGGGGTCGAACCGGCCGCGATGCAGAAGGCCTTGGAAAAACATGTACGCGCCCACCTCGACGAACTTGCCGAGGTCCGGCCTGATTTCCGTTGACGAAGACGGTCTGACCGATTTCGACGGCGCAGCGGAGATCCTGCGCATCTGGGGCGCGGGGCTGACGCCTGATCCCGATCTGACGGTCTCGCAATGGGCGGACCGGCACCGGATGCTGTCGGGCCGGGCTTCGGCGGAACCGGGGCGGTATCGCACCGCGCGCACGCCTTACATGCGCGAAATCATGGACCGGCTGTCGCCCGGCGACGAGATGCAGCGCATCGTGTTCATGAAGGCGGCACAGGTCGGCGCGACCGAGGCTGGCAACAACTGGATCGGGTTCGCCATCCACCAGGCACCAGGGCCGATGCTGGCGGTCCAGCCGACGGTGGAACTGGCCAAGCGCAACTCGCGCCAGCGGATCGACCCGCTGATCGACGAAAGCCCCGACCTGCGGGAGAGGATCAAACCGGCCCGGTCACGCGACGCGGGCAACACGATGCTGTCGAAGGAATTCGCGGGTGGCATCCTGATCATGACGGGCGCGAACTCGGCGGTCGGGCTGCGGTCGACCCCGGCGCGCTACATCTTTCTTGACGAGGTCGACGCCTATCCGGCGTCCGCCGACGAGGAAGGCGATCCGGTGACGCTGGCCGAGGCCCGGTCGCTGACCTTCGCGCACCGGCGCAAGGTTTTTCTTGTCTCGACGCCCACCATCCGGGGTCTGAGCCGGATCGAGCGGGAATATGAAGCCAGCGATCAGCGAAGGTATTTCGTGCCGTGCCCGCACTGCGGCTATGCGCAATGGCTGAAGTTCGACCGGTTGCGCTGGCAGAAGGGGCGGCCGGAAACAGCGGAATATCACTGCGAGGGCTGCGACCAGCCCATTGGTGAACACAACAAGACGGCAATGCTGGAGGGCGGTGAATGGCGGGCGACCGCCACTGCCGCCGATCCGACCACGGTCGGGTATCACCTCTCGGCGCTGTACTCGCCGATCGGCTGGCTGAGTTGGGAGCGGATCGTGCGGTCATGGGAAGCGGCCCTAGGGTCGGACGAGGCGATCAAGGCCTTCCGCAACACGATCCTTGGCGAGACTTGGGTCGAGACCGGCGAAGCCCCCGACTGGCAAAGGCTCTACGACCGGCGCGAGCGCTGGAAATCCGGCACGGTGCCAGCGGGCGGGTTGTTCCTGACCGCCGGAGCCGACGTGCAGAAGGACCGGATCGAGGTCGATGTCTGGGCGTGGGGTCGGGGTCTGGAAAGCTGGCTCGTCGACCACGTCGTGATCGAGGGCGGGCCCGGTGATCCGGCGTGCTGGCGGCAGTTGACCGATCTGCTCGGGAAGACGTGGGCGCATGCCAGCGGCACGCATATGACCATTGCCCGGCTCGCCATCGACTCTGGCTTCGAAACCAGTGCCGTCTACGCCTGGTCGCGGCAGGTTGGGTTTGCACAGGTGGCACCGGTCAAAGGGTTGGAGGGTTTCAACCGCTCGAGCCCGGTGACGGGGCCGACCTATGTCGACGCCACCATAGCGGGCAAGCGATTGCGACGCGGCGTTCGGCTCTGGACCGTGGCCACATCGACCTTCAAGGCCGAAACCTACCGCTTCCTGCGGCAGGATCGGCCGACGGCCGAGGATATCAGCGCGGGTGCGACGTTCCCCGCCGGAACGGTGCATCTGCCGGACTGGGCCGACAGCGAGTGGCTGAAGCAACTGACTGCCGAACAGTTGGTGACAGTCAAAAGCAGGCGCGGGTTTTCGAAGCTGGAATGGCAGAAACTGCGCGAACGCAACGAGGCGCTGGATATCCGTATCTACGCGCGGGCAGCCGCGTGGATCCTTGGCGCGGACCGTTGGCCCGACGCGCGATGGCAGGAATTGGAAGGGCAGTTCAAGGTCATCGATCAGAGGGACGGTGGGTTTGAAGCGCAAAGCGGGAACCGGCGCGCGCCCCGAACTTCAGCGCGGCGAAAGACCGTGCGGTCGAGTTATATGGGGTGATCAAAGCCCCGCGCCGATATCGACTCTGCCCAGTCAGGCGGCGACCAAGATCGAGCGTCCATCCAACATAGGTACGATAGTCACGCGCGGTCTGACTGCCAAGAACGCAGATGAACCCGGTCACGACGGCTTCTTGCGACCAGTGCCGCGGTGGCTCAGCAGCGGACCGCGTCGCCGCGCGGCAAAGTCCCCGATGATCATGTGCAAGCGGCGCTCGTCAATATCATCGGGGTCGAACGGCTTTCCGTACCATTCCACCATCCGTTCATGCTGCTCGTGCTCTGGATCGGCCATCGCTTCAAGAAACTCATCAAAACCGCTGATGCTGCCAACATCTTCGGGTGGCGCACGGCGGGCACCGGAAATGAAGCGCGGGTATTCGACATCGGCGTCACCCTGCCGGACTTCAACGATACTGATCCGGTGCCGCCAGTTGTCGCCGAAGTCGTAAATATAGAGGAAATCACGAATGCCGCGCTCGAGCACGGTGACGAGACGGAGCGCGCTGGCCTTGAAGACCTTGCGCTCATAGAGAGCGTCGTCAGAAGTCGGCACGCTGTAAATCTTGTCCCCGATCTCGAACTCGTAAAGGTGGTAATCCCACCAGCCCATCACGACCTGGATGATGTCATGCAGCGCGGCCAGTGTGGTCGAGAGTGGCACGTCCAACTCGCGCCAGACCAATGGGTCGGTGTCCGCGAGTGCAATTCTTATACGCGCGATGGGTTCGATCATGGGCGTCGGCAATCTTCCTGCTGCAATGACCGCATATTAACGGAAAACCGCACATGACGACAATCACGGACCTTCGCGCCCGCCGCGAGGCGCTCTCGGCACAGCGTTCCTCCGGTGTGGCGCGGGTCAGTTATGACGGCAAGACCGTGGACTACCGCAGCCTTGCCGAGATCGACCGGGCCATCGAGGTGCTGGACCGTGACATCGCGACTGCCGAGGGGCGCAAGATCATCCGGCAGGTGCGCGTGATCACCACCAAGGGACTGTGACGCATGGGCTGGCTTGACGCTTTTCGCCGCCGGGGGACCGGCGGTCCTGTCGCTGTGCGTGCGCGGCTGGAAGGGGCGATGTCGCAGCGCCGGTTGCGGGGCTGGCAGCCGCCGCTGGAAAACATCAACTCGCTGATTGCCTCAGGCGGGCCGCGTCTTTTGGCGCGCTCGCGCGAGTTGGTGGTGACCAATGGCTATGCCGCCAATGCCTGTGAGGCATTTGCATCAAACCTCGTGGGCGACGGAATCAAGCCTTCGTCGCTGATCGAGGATCCGGCCCTTCGCGATCAGGTGCAGCGGCTCTGGCTGGCCTGGACCGATGAGGCCGATGCTGACGGGCTGACCGATTTCTACGGCCTGCAGGCCATGGTGGCGCGCGAGATGTTTGTCGCGGGCGAATGCTTTGTCCGGCTGCGACCACGCCGGGCCGAGGACGGGTTGCTGGTCCCGATCCAGTTGCAATTGCTGCAATCGGAAATGCTGCCGTTTGATGCCACCGAGACCGCGCCCAACGGCAATCGCATCCGTTGCGGCATCGAGTTCGATGCCATCGGCCGCCGCATCGCCTACCACTTCCGCCGCCGCCACC